GCTATTTAAAGTTGAGTGTGATCACATATACCATGTCAATCCTAACAAAGGAACGATCGCTGGATATAGTGTCAAGCTCATGAGAGATTTCTACAACCGCATAGGAGCTCATAAGGCCTTGCGCGAACGTATATCATTCAACTTTTATGATAACGACGATTTGGCGCTTCCTAAATTTATTCACACGATTAAGGTAAAAATATAATGACAGCTATAACCAAAACTATTTGGGTAAAGTTCGCTAAAGAGGGGGTACATAAGTATCCCGCAGCTCTCGATGATCCCAAATTGAAAGATGTTCAATTCCTAGGATATCCTCATCGTCACATGTTTCATTTCGAAGTGGAAGTGCAAGTGTTCCATGATGATCGTGATATCGAATTTATATTGTTTAAACGTGAGCTTGAATCACTATTTGATGCTGGTGTATTACAGTTAGATTATAAGAGCTGTGAGATGCTTTGTGATGATATTGCTAACTATGTACTAGCTAAGTATCCAGGTCGTGATCTAACCATATCAGTTAGTGAGGATAATGAGAATGGCAGTACTGTTCGAATAGATACATCACTGCGATTGCCTGACCCGCCAAAATAAAAAACATATAAATAAACGTAAATATAAACAGTTCAACAGGAATACTCAATATGCGCTCATTCAAAAACCACTGTGTTAATGAGGACAATAAGCCATCAACTGATAAGAAGCACATCGGCAAAATGCGCGACTTTGTATACGATCGCTTATCCAATACTAACCACACAAGTACACGTGTTAAGAAGGATTTTGTGAAGAAGTTTGGCACCCACAATGTTAAGCATCATGATGATCACGTATCCAGTTATTTAGATTAAACTGTTGACAGATACGCTGCAATAGCGTATAATTGATTTATTAATGGTCCTCACCCAGAGGGCCATATTGTTATGGAGTTATTATGGTTCAATTTGCACATATCACACCTACCGAGTATCTTGACCTATTTGCATCTGGTCGACCCTTCCATTTAACACTTGCCCATCTAGTTGAGAGTGATGAGATCTACGCATCCTGGTATGCTGATCGTGACTTCTCACTGATTCCGTATGTCAATATTATGGACAATAGTGCCTTTGAGATGTACAAGCAAGGTCGTCCAATGTATCCATCGGGTAAGCTAATTGAGATGGGACAAAAGGTCAATGCAGATTATATTGTTATGTCTGATTATCCTGGCCAACCTGCGCAGGTTACAATTGATGCGGCTAAGAAGATGGCACCTGAATTAAAGGCTGCTGGATTCGGCACATTCTTTGTTCCTCAGGGGGCTACGGGCGATGTAGAGGATCTCATCAGTGCGTACGAGTGGGCAGCTAATGATACGGAGCATGTAGATTACATTGGCGTTAGTATTCTAGCAATCCCTCTAGCATATGGTGTGGAGAAGGGCAATAAATTACAACGCTTCTTATCTCGTTGGCATTTTATGGGTGAGTTACACAAGCGTGGTATTCTCGATAAGTTTCGTCGTAGTGGTAAGAAGATTCATTTCCTAGGAATGGTCGATGGTCCGAATGAAATTGTCCTAATGAAGGATTATCTAAAGTATATTACTTCGTGGGATAGCTCAGCCGCTATATGGGCAGGCCTATGTGGTATTCAATTCGATACCTCACCAACAGGTTTGGTTAATGGTAAAAACGAAATAGAGGTCGACTTCGATCATTATGCTGCTGATAGTAAGCAGCTAGGTGTTGCGGTTCATAATGTTCAGTACATTGATAAGTTGCTGGCTGAACTAGGTCAACCCGATATTAATTTAATGTTGTAGGTGAGAGTATGGATAATGAAATAGAATACAAGCGCAATGAAGGTAGAATTGTAGAGGGGATTAAAACGTATATCGACGCTACATATTCTCAACATTACGCAGGTGCCAGCAATCGTGACGTGTGTGATGATTGGGAGGATATGGGCATAGCTAAAGAAGCGTACATGTCTAATATTATCAAGTATGCAAAACGCTTTGGTAAGAAGGATGGAGAGAATCCAAAGGATGTGATGAAGATCATCCATTACTGCATTTTTCTATTGAATGAGATAGAAAGGAAATCAGGAGAAAAATAGTATGTCTAAAGTGATATTGGTATCAGAGTACTTTCATAGCATCTATGAAGAACAAGTCGCCCAGGTAAAGATTGATATAGATGGCCAGCCATTTATCAGTTATCAATATTTGAATGGTGAAGAGTTTTACGTTGAAGAATTTCCAAATAGGTCAGTAGCATATGTTGAAGACTATGCTGAGAACTGGACCTTTTGTCGTGGCCACCTTGGTTTACTTGGTCCAGGGAGTGATAAGTAATGGCTCATTATGATTGTAAGGAGTGTGGCCACACCTTGGGTATTGATTGGGGTGTATGCACCAACTGTACTCCAGATGAATATTTTGAGCTTATGAAGTGTGTAAAAAAGATATATGCAGAAGCTGTTGCTGAGTGGGATAAAGCATCTCTATGGCAGCGCGAAACGTTTATAGCCCAATATGTAAAAGCAAATGACGAAGAGGGTCATCAGGTGAAGATTAACAAAATGGAAAAAGCAAAACCCCGGAAAGGAGAATATCAATGTCGATGATTAATATTGGTGGTTCTCTTCAATCTAAAAGTGAGCTGACTAGCATTCAGGAAGGCGATGTTCAGCCTAATGCTGTAGACCTGCGTTTAGGTAAGGTGTTTGAAATCAACGATAGCAAAGTGTTTATTATTGATGAGGATAGGAAGGTTCATCGCGGATCAAAAGAGATTCAACCAGATGAAGATGGATACTACATTCTCGATAAGGGATCGTATGAAGTTGTTATGGAGAATAAAGTAACAGTGGCAGAGGGTGAAGCTGGATTTGTTATCACTCGCTCAACGCTAAATCGTAATGGTGTATTCTTAACGAGTGGGTTGTATGACTCGGGATACTCAGGAGTTATGGCTGGTGTAATGCACGTAAATGTTGGTCCAATGTATATTGCTAAAGGCACTCGTATAGGTCAATATCTATGCTTTAAAGCCGAGAGTTTGTCAGTATATGATGGTGATTATGGTACAGGTAAGGAGCATGATGAAAAGTATAAAAGCTAGGTTGGTATTGTGGTTGATGAACACCCGATTTTACAATTGGATGTTGACCCACGTTATACCATACATTCGATTCACAACGTACTATACGTCAATGCGAGGAGTAATATATCATAAGGTGTATGATGCTATCCAACCAGGTGACATCATATTAACGACTGATTCTAAGAAGCTAACCACCATGTTGATTGGTGGCGATTTTAGTCATGCTGCTGTGTGTGTTAGTAAAGATAAGAAGTGGGAAGTGTCTGAGATGACACACAGTAACTATACCAAGAGTACAGTAGCTGATATTTGCTTCGAGTCCACGCGGGTTGTCGTATTGCGGTGTGATGACTTTGATAGAAGCTACACACAGTGGTTTATAGAGAAGTGTAAGAGCTTTGATGGAGTTGCTTATGACAATCAATTCCAGCTTGGCGTTGAAGCACTGTCTTGCTCTGAGCTAGTTTATGAAGCTGACTATGAACGACGACTGGATGTTAACTTAGAAGATGTTATAGGTATTGGCCAGCTATATATCAGTCCGACTGGTTTAGCAAACGCCAAAAACTGCAAAGTAGTAATCGATACAGAAACCACCAAATTTGATTCAGACGTACTCCAACCACTTGGGTACCACTAGCTCGTAGGAGGGCATATATCATGGCAGCATTACCAAACGATCCAAACACTTTGAAATCAATCAACTCTGCGCTACAGGAAATCTCCAACAGCAAGACTCGTATTGAAGCTGAGAAGGATTGTATAAAGGACATTGTTCAGAAGCTTCATGAGGAGCATCAGATTCCAAAACGGTTGATTAATCGCCTGGCAAAAGTTTGGCATCTTCGCAATTTCGTTGAGGAGATCACCGCTGATGAGGAGTTCCAGGAAGCTTGGGAACAAATCGCTAATACTGATAAACGATTGAAGTAGAGGTATACATGTATATCATTAACCACATATACGAAATCATGCATGGCATGAGTCGTGAAGAAGGAGTAGTGTGTGATTTTAATCATGCACTCTCTCTTTACCAAAGAGGAACTCATTGGGAAGACTAATGGCAACAACGAACGAAATAACTGGTGATAAACTAGTATCAAAGAGTAGCACCCAAAAATATCGTGATAACTTCGATAAGATTTTTAATAAGAAGGTGAAGAAGAAAGTTAAACCTAAAGAGGAAGATAGTGATGTTCAGGAGCAGTGAAGAGGCACTAGCGTTTACTATAGGGTGTGTAATGACATTCGCCTTTGTTTGGTATTTTGATCTATACTTCATCACCTAAGGGGAGTAACATGGAACAGGATATTGTACACAAGCATATCATACTGAGAATAGAAGCTAAAAAGCCACCAACAGAAGATGAACTTAAAGCGTGGATGGTCGAGCTTGTAGACAAAGTGGGTATGAAAATATTAGCAGGTCCCATATCAGCTGATATTGACTACATGGTAGGTAACAATGGGCCAACGTGTGTTTGCATCATCGAGACATCTCATATGGCTTGTCATGTGTGGAATGATACTGATCCTGCACTAATCCAATTAGATGTGTATACCTGTGGCCCCTTCAATCCCAATGATGTTATTGAGCACATACAGGTGTGGGAGCCAGTAAAGGTTGAGCACTTATTCCTCGATAGAGAACTGACACTAGAAGAGTTACAAATAAGTTAAGGAAAAAAATATGACAGATATCTCTGCTATGTACATCAGCCACATGGGCTGTGACATGACAATAGTAAATGCAGCACGCGTAAGTTTTGATAAGGAAGAAAATTTATTCAATGACATTCCACCCCCCAGGGATTCAAAGCTAATCAATTACTTGGCTGATAATAACCACTGGACACCATTTGCAC